CGGGACTGGCGGGGTAGGAGGGCGGCGGCGGCCCCGAGAACGTCGCTGCTGCCCGACTTGGACGAACTGAAAAAACAGAATTCGCCAGTTACCCCTCCGACAGGGGCGGCTGCTCCCCAGACATTACCGGGACCGGCAGCCGCCCCGCCTCTTCTGTCACCTGTAACCTGTCACCTATCACCTGCCGAACTATCCTTCCTGCGCAGCATCGTGCAGATCGCGCTCGATATGTGGCACGCATTCCGCATTCCCTTCGCCATCATCCTCGCTCAAGCGATCCTCGAAACCTCCTGGGGAAAATCCATCCTTATCAAAGCGGCCAACAACTGGTTTGGGATTAAGTACGCCCATCGCCAGGGTGCGGAGGATTACGGCGAGTTCGATTGCCGGACATGGGAAATGATCGACGGCCAGAAGAAGGAAATGCTCGCGGCGTTCCAGAAGTTTCCCAACACGCACGATTGCTTCAGCGCGCACTCACTGCTGCTGCTTCGGAATGCGTGCGTGGTGAAAGCGATTCCGCAAGGCTGGCAGGCCGTGGCCGTGGCCCTGGGGCCGTGGACGGACCAGGACAGAGCATTCATGAAGCGCGGGATCCAACCCGACCACGCCAACTATTCCACCAACGGCGCTTATCCCGAACGGCTCGGCGCACTGGTCCGCGAGCTCCACCTGGACGATCAGCGGTTTGTGGAAGAACTCGCTGCGAATTCCGGGTCCCTAACCCCGAAGCCCGAATCCCGAGACAAGGAGCATAAACAATGAAGAGAATGGTTCTAAGTTTGGTACTAGCGTACTCAATGATCTTTGGCACGGCCTGCACGCCCAAGGGCTGGGAAGTGGAAGCCGAACAAATCGCCGAAATGGCTCTGCCGATTGCAGCCAGCGTCTTCGCAGTGGCAGTGCCGGGAGCCGCGCCTTACGCTGCCGCGATTCAGGGCGGAGCGCAGGCGTTGGTGACAGCACTCCAGGCTGCGCAAAAGACACCCAACGCCACGACTGCCCAGAACGTGACCGCAGTGGTGAATAGTCTCCAAGGAAACATCAACCAACTGTTGGCCGCGTTACAGGTGAAAGACCCTGCTTCCACCGCCAAGGCGACGGCCTACGCCAACCTTTTGGCACAAGCAGTGGATGAAATCGCGCAGATCCTTGAGGCGAACACCAACACTGCCGTCGCGGCTTTAGACATCCCGGCTGGCGCTATCCACGTAACCCGCACGCACAAAGCCAAGGGGTGGAAGGCGAAGAAAATCAAGAAGGCGTACGACAAGATGCGGGTCATACAGCCCTGCCACTTCTGGCAGAAGTGCTCGCCCAACGTGTAGTGAAGACCGGGGCCAGGGGGAAGGGATTAGGGAAACCCAGAACCCAGCCCCCAGTACCCAGAACCAAGGCTAGAGGAGCTTCGTGATGTTCGGAATCGATGTTAATGCGGTTAAAAGCTGCTTCCAGGGGTTCCAGGAAAACGTAGCACGCCTGGAGCCCTCGAATGATCCCACGGTAAGGACAATCGTGGCATTCATCCTGGCGCTCGGAAAAGCCTTTGGAGTGAAATGACATGGACATCCAAGCGATTCAAGTTCAGGCGTTAGTAACGTTCTTAATGCCGCTACTGATTCAGTTAGCAAAACGGTCACAGGTCAAATGGCTCGACTGGATCGACCAGGCGAAGCCGAAAGTCTGCATGGCGACTTCGGCCATCACGGCGCTCCTGACGGCAGGCGGCATCCAGTTCGCGCACGCGCCGGGAACTTTGACGATTCACTATCCCGATGCCACCACGTTCCTTCACGGCGTGATGGTCTTCTTAGTGTCGGCAATCTTCCAGCTTGCCGGCCAGCACGCGCTCTACGACGGGTTCTGGCGGTATGTGGTAACGAGTTCCACGAATGCAGTAGGCAGTAAGCAGCTTCCGGGGTCCGAGCCCGCGTCCCGTATCCCAAGTCCCGAAACCCGAGGTCTTTGATGATCGACGTTGGCAACATTATGGGCGGTGCAGGAATACTGCTGGGATCATCGATGGCGGGCGCGGGGGCATTAAAGATGTTTCTTTCGGGAGCGCAGTCGGTGGGGCGGATCTCCGACGCCTTGGAGCGCACGGCAAACGCCGCTGAGCGGCAGGCCGCCGTGGCGGAGCAATACGCCAAACTCAGCGAGACGCTCTATGACCTGCGCGAAGGGCAAGAGCAAATTCGCGTGACAATGTCCACGCTGGCGGGGAGCGTGCAGGAACTGCCGTGCGTTACCAGCCCGCTGAGATCGTCCTTGGCAGAGAAGTGCGAGGCGCAATGAGCGACGAACTGCGAGTTCACAGAATGCAGCGCAAGTTGATCATGGAGTATTTGGTCAGGAAACAGTTCGGGTGGGTCGCCCCTCTGCGGCTGCTCTATCACCTGCGCGATCTGCGGTACGCCTGCACGCGAGTGACGCTGAATTTCCACCTCAACTACATGGCCATGGCGGATAAGCGCTGGATCGAGATTGAGTGGAAGCCCACAGAGATCGGTGAAGAGCCTGAGATCCTGAGCGTGAGGGCTACGGGTATGGGTGTGGATGCGCTCGACACTCACAAGCTGGATGTGGTGTCTGCCGTTGGATCAGAAGGGCGAGAGGACGGTTAGCACTCTTACTTTTAGCTGATAGCTGAGAGCTGAAAGCTGACAACTGATTTATGGGAACTGCATCGCGCAAAACGTGGCTGGAAAAACAGACCGAGGAGGTCCGCAAGGAAATCCTGGCCATGGACGATGGCGCCATGACTCTCGAACAGATGGTGGCGGCGCTGAAGGATCTGTATGGAATCGTCGTGGCGGTCAGCACGCTGGGGGCCTCGCTAAAGGCGTATCGCGAATCGATGCATTTGAGCTGGGCGGCGGACTGGGGCGAGGAGCTGGAAAAACAGGTCGAGCAAAACCCCCACCTTCAGGTATCCAAGCTTGCCCGGAATTTTGTGACCCAGAAAGTGGCGTCTTCGGCCTTCAGCGGAGGGCCGATGAAGGCTGAGGATGCCGTAGCTTTTGCGCAAGCTGAACGCCGGATGGATTTGCAAGAGCGCCGGACAGCGGCGGTGGAAGAACGCAACCGGCTGAAGAAGGAAGAGATCGCGTTGGATGCAAGGCGCGTCGACATGCTCGAACGCAAGCTGCCGGCCGTGGCGGCGGATGTTGCGAAAGAGGCGGATGCAGCGGCCAAGTCGGGCAAGCCGTTTGATGAGAAAGAAGTGTTACGAAAGATCTCCGCCGTGATCGGAGTGGGTGGACAACCGGAAGAGCGGATTGAATCCGCAGATTACGCAGATTGCGCAGATAAGACGGAGCCGGAAAAGCATTGAAGCCTGATCTGAGCAAGAACAAAACGGTACTTTATCCCTACCAGCGGCGCTGGGCCAATGATCCGGCGCGACGCGCTATCGCTGTCAAAGGTGCGCAGGAAGGTTTCTCGACGGCAACAGCGGCATGGGCGGTGAACCGTTGCATCGAATTTGATCGCCGCACGATTACGTTTCTTTCGCGGTCGGACCGGCAATCGATGGAATTAGGACAGAAGGCAAAGGCTTGGGTGGATGGCTATAAAGGTGTGATCGCCCAGTACCACCCCGACGTTCCTATGCGCTTCGGCGACACCGTCGCTCTGACTCATCAGGTTTCCTTCCCGAACGCTTCGCGGGTGATTTGTGTGGCGGCTAATCCCGACACGGCGCGCGGTGATTCGGGCGACATCGTCCTTGATGAATTCGCTTTCCATAAGGACCCCTACGCGATTTTTAAGGCGGCCTACCGCCAGATCACGCGCGGCTATTCGATGCGCGTGCTCTCCACCCCCAACGGTGTGCTGGGCAAATATTACGAGATTGTAAAGCTGCTCGGACTCGACACCGGCATTCGCCCGCGCCGGCAGCCCATCTTCGCGCACGGATGGTCAGGGCACTGGTGCGATATCTACCTTGCCGTCGAAGAGGGATTGCCCGTCGATCCCGCCGACATCAAAGAGGGCCTGGAAGGCGACGAGGAGACCTGGCAGCAGGAATATCTCTGCCAGTTCATTTCGCAGGCGAGTCAATGGATTCCGCCCGGTCTTTACCTCGACAACACGTCGAGTGAGGCTTCGGTTGAGTTACCGGAATCAATCGAGAAGAACTCGCTTTACGCAGGATGGGATATAGCGCGTAGCCGTGACTTCTCGGTGATCTGGTGCCTCCGTCGTCTTGGCGACGTGACTTGGACGCGAGGGATTATCGAAATGCGCAATATCCCCACGCCTGACCAAGTGGCGCGCGCGCGGGTCCTGATGCCCTTTGTTCGCCGCATGAATATTGATAAGGGCGTGATGGGCCTTTCCATGTACGAAACGCTGGATCGCGAGTTCCCCGGCAAAGTTGAGGGCGTGCAGTTCGGCGCTCCGATCAAAGAGCAGTTGGCAGTGCTTCAGAAGCGGCGCATGGAAGATCACAAGTGCCGCTTGCCTGATTACGAAACGGCGCGGCGTTCGTTCCAATCGCTGAAGAAAACCACCAATTCGATTGGCCAGGCGCGATTCGATACCGAGCACGATTCCAAGTTCGGCCATGGCGATCACTTCTGGGCATCGGCACTCGCGGAAGCGGCGGCGGAGCAGCCCACATCGAGCATGGAGGATGCGTTCATTGGCGGCGAGCCGGTGTGTGAAGGTTTCGGCGCGCGGGAAGCTCCTGGGTTCACAGCGGAGAATTTAGTACACGTTTTCTAAAGGGTGACAGGTGAAGGCTAAAGGCTCCAATTCGAAAAAGATTCGGGAAGCGCGGGTGATTCACGCCGAGCGCAACACGCTTCAGGCTCGCACCGATCGTGCGGTTACGCTGGCGGATACGGAGCTAGGGTATCAGGTGTCGGGTGCCGGTTCCCCAACCCCTAATCCCCAGTCCCTAGCCCCCGGTTTTCCAGCCCCTGTGCCTCTTCCTCCCAGCATTCCGCGTGCCACCATTGGCGAGATTCAGGCCAAGGTTGCGCAGGGCTACACGATTCTGTTTGGCGCTTCCGGCACCGCCATTCCCTCCGGATTTATCACCGACCTGGGTGAGTATGACCCGCAGATTCGCGGCCTGCAGGCAGTGCGCGTCTACGAGAAGATGCGGCGGGGCGACGGCCAGGTGCGAGGCCTACTCAACGCGCGTACTTGGCCGATTGAGTCAGCGCGCTGGGAAGTGGCGCCGCCTCCCGAAGAGCAGGGGACGGGGAAAGTCGGCAGTAACGGCGCCGGCCGGAACACCGCCAACAAGCGCCAGGAGAGCACCGACTTTTGCCGGGAGAATCTTTTCGGCGGCCTGGAATTCCGCACCGTCCATGGCGCAACAGTCAGCCAGACTTTCGATGACGTGCTGCGGAATTGCCTTCGCGCCTACACTTTTGGCTGCTCGATTGCCGAGATCGTCTATCGCGTGGAGGGTTCGCGCTTGATGGTGGCTCGCCTCGCGGACCGCCAGGCGCTAACGTTCTACCGATGGCACACCGACCCGTGGATCCTGGACAACAGTTTGCCGCAGGGCAAATATGATGATGGCGAAACTCTTTACGCGCTTCAACAGTATGGCTGGCGCGGCGGTCAGTTCATTACGCCCACATTGCCTGCCGACAAAATCCTGCGCGTGACGGCGAATCAGGAGGGGGCGAACTTCTGGGGTTTCCCCGATACGCGCCCGATGTATCCCCATAAATTCGTGAAGGCCATTCTGCGCCGGCTGAATGCCATTGCCTGCGAACGGAACGGCATGGGGGTTCCGGTCATCATCCTGCCTCCCAACGCCAGCGCCGAGGATAAGCAGACCGCGCAGAATTTCGTTACCCAGCTTGCGATTCATGAGAAGACCGGCCTGAGTTTGCCGAATGGCGCGGAGCTGAAGATTCTCGCCGTGGAGGGCACGCCGCGAGAGATCCTGCCCACCATCGAGTATGAGGATATGCAGATGGCGCGCTCGCTGCTCGCCATGTTTATGCAGCAGGGCGGCGGCCAAAAGAGCGGCGGCTCGGGCGGCAATCGCGCGCTGATGGAGGGGCAAACCGATTTCTTCATGCTGGCCTTGCAGCTTTCCGCTGACTTCGTCGCCAACTGCATTCGCAACCAAGTTCTGAAGCCGCTTATCGAGATGAATTTCGGCGTGGGCGCACCGGTACCCATGCTGAAAGCCTCAAACGTTCAAGCGCGCGGTCTTGATGACATCGTGAAAGCGATTAGTCAACTCTCTACGGCGGGCGCGTGGATCTCCGATGAAGGCTCACTGAATCAGTTGCGCGGTGAACTGGGATTCCAGGCGCTCTCGCACGAAGACCTGAAGAGCGGGGAAACGATTTTGCCAGGCAAAGCGACGGCCTCAGTGCCAGGGGTAGGCGGCAGTGGGCAGGCGGCAGTAGGCAGCGGGGAGTCGGCAGTAGGCAGTAGGCAGTCGGCAGTAGGCGGCAAACCACAGACTCAAAGCGCGCAAAGGGCGGATGCAATTCATCTTTCTGACTCGTCACTCGTCACTCGTCACTTGTCACTGGGTCGCTTTCGCGACACCGACTCGCCGTTCTGGCACGAGGGACATCCAGAGCATTTACGCAAGGTCCATGCGCACGAGACGCACATCGATTTCCCCGAGATCCAACGGGCGATGGACCACACGCAAAACGAAATTGCGCGGGTTCTTCGAGCCTCGAAAACAGCGGTTATCAAGCCTATTGCCGCTTCCACCGTCCAGCAACATCGCACCAAGACAGATTCCAGTGCCATGACGTTTGGGCATAACCAGGCACTGGATGACAAGTTGACACCCATCCTGGCGGCGGCGTATCGCGCACAGCACGCGTTGGCCGTGGAAGAAGCGAAACGTGCTGTGGCAGCTCGGCAGGTGGGCAGCAGGCAGATGGCCGAACGCTCTGACCTGCCAATCTGCCTATCTGCCGACCTTCCTGTTCTTACCGAGCGCGCTGGTTTGTGGGCGGAGATGACGGTTCAGAAAGTCATCAATCAGATCGGCAAATCCGCGCGGATGATTTCAGCTTCCAGCCCTGATGAAACGCTGGATGAGACAGCGGTTGAAAACACGCTGCAAGGCCTGTCCGATGGCTACATGGATAACTTCGCGGGCGAGGCGGCAAGGGGCATTACGCGCGTGGCGCGGAGCGAGGCCTTCTACCAGATTCGCGAAGCGCTGGAGGCTCAAGGCTTCCACCAGGTGCGAATCTGCGCCATGGAGCCGCGAAGCTGCGACCCGTGCATCAAGGCGGATGGCACGGAGATCGAGCCGGGTCAGGACCTCTCGGTAATCTGCCAGGGCGGAAATCTCTGCTTGTGTCAGCCCAGCGTGGAGCCGGTGAATTAATCGGGCCATCGGTTCATCGGACCATCGGGTCATTGGAAGGCGGAGGGAAGTGAACATGGAAAATCGAAACTCGAAAGTCGCGTGGCTGATATCGGCGGTAGTGGCGTTTTGCCTGCTGCTTACTGCCTACTGCCTACTGCCAACTCCCAGCGTCCATGCTGATGCCTACAGCTCGCAGCGCATACTGCCGCTCGGGGCGATCATTGACAATCCCACCATCGCGATTGCCGGGGCAACTGCCACTACGGGCGCTACGCCCACAAGCGGCGCGCATCGCGCCGATATCCAGTGGAACTTTGGCACGGTCACCGGCAGTTATGGCACTTGCACGGTGCAGGCCAAGACAAGCTACGACGGCACCAATTTTCTAACGCTGGGATCGGCGGTTTCGGTTACGGCCACCAGCAACACGCTGAACGCGTGGTCGGTCATCGAGCAGCTCGGCACCACCAGCGTTACAAGTGCCACTGCCAGTTCGACGGCGGCACTGGGTTTTGGCGAAACCACCAAGTACACATTTGCGTGTTCGAGCTACGGCACGGGCGCGCCCGTCACCATCTCGGTCGTCTACAAGTAAGGCCGGGCCACGGGTCTCGGGATACGGGACTCGGGGAAACCCCGGTACTGACCTTCGCAAAGGAGAAAACGATGAAGAAGATCACAAGCTTCAAGTCCGTGGCAATGGCATTACTGCTTACTGCTTTCTGCCTTCTACCTACCGCTCTTTTCGGCCAGATTGCGAGCATCTATCAGCCCAACACCACGGAAGCGGTGCAGAGCTGGGGCTGGTCCGCAACCACTGTGGGTGTTTCCGCCACGGCGGTGAACTTTACGTTGATGAACACGGGCGGGGCAACCCTGACTCTGTCGTCCATCAGCATCACGGGGACGAATACCGGCGACTGGTCGGTTGCGACCACTCCTGGAAGCGTCTGCGGCGGCTCGCTGACTGCCGGGTCCACCTGCACGCTTGCTGTGACGTTTACTCCGCAGGCGGCCGGCGCGCGATCAGCTTCCCTTTCAATTGCCGACAATGCTACCGGAAGCCCACAGGTTGTTTTACTGACCGGCACGGGCTCCATGGGAGGCGCGGCCGCGGGGTCGGCATACTCGCAGTTCCTCAGTGAATATACCTTGCCGGCACTAACGGGCGCAGGCACCAGCGCCACCTGCATGGGATGCTCGTCCACCAGCACTCAGACCTACGGAGCCGGCGTGGTTACGATCGGCGTTACCCAGACGCAAATTGCTCCTGGAAACGTGACGCTGAGCGGTGGAGCGTTGAGCAACTGTGCGCCTCCCGCCTACTCCAGTTGCGGCTTCATCTATTGGCCGGGGTCGGGATCCAGCCTGAGTTTCACCAACTCGTTCAATACCGCGGATGCTGCAGGGAACGTCATCGTGACGCTGATGACCACCAACGCGTCCAACGTGCCGGTGGCGGCGTTCCCCTTCTCGGGACAATCAGAAATTTCGCCGCAACTCTTTGAGCTTTCCACGGCGTCGATTTCTCCGGCCGCCACGTCGGCCGCCATTCAAACCGTTGGGCAGGCATTCACTCTCACCGGCATAGCTTCAGGCGAGTATGTCACGCTGATCGGGCAGCCGGCGCCCACGTCCCTCTGTCCGGCAACCAGTGCACGAGCGACGGGGAGCAATTCCGTCACTCTATACTTCACCGTCCTCACGGCTGCGGCCTGCACGCCGGCAGCGGGAGTTTATACGTTCCTGGCAATCAGGTGAGAGCAGGGATTCGGGACTAGGGGTTAGGGAAAGGCAGAGGCATATGGCGAGTGAAATTGAAAGTCGAAAATCGAAAGTCGAAAATACCGCACGGTTCGTCATCATGCTTGCCGACCTGCCTTTCACTGGCAATCTGGTGCGCATTCCCGTTGCGCTCACGGGCCGCTGGGTTAAGAAGTCCGGCCAGGAGATCGACCTCACTGAGGCGATGCTGGATGACCTTGTCACCAATTTTGCCAAGGAAGCCAATGGCGTCAACGTGGATTACGACCACGCCAGCGAAAGCCCATTGCAGGGCCTCCTTGGCCCTTCCCCTTCGGCGGGAAAAGTCACAAAGCTCGACAGCCCGGAATATTTTGGTGAGACCGGGCAGAAGATTGTGTGGGGCTGGTATGAGCCCACGGGAAAAGCTCGGGAGCTAATCGCCAGCAAAGAGTATCGGCAAATCTCTCCCGCAATCAGCCCGTGCCCGGACCGTAAGACTGGCGAGCCCCAAGGCTGGACGCTCACGAGCGTGGCCCTGACAAACAAGCCTGTTATCCAGGAAATGCCGGAGATCCGCCTGGCTGAAGGTGAACTTGAGTTTGTAAGTAGTTCAAACACTGAAAAGTCACTCCGCCTTTCGGCGGAAGGAGGAAAAGTCATGGCTCTACCAAAAGCACAATTGAAGTGCGCCGCCGATGGCACGCATGAGGTGCACGGTCCGGACGGGCCGGCGTTTCAAATCGAGGATAAGCATCTCCGTCAATACTCGAAAGAGCATCTTGATATGTGCGAGGGCGCCAAGGCCAGCGAGGACGCCATACGCATCGCGGTGCTTTCCGAGCTTGGTGGCGGCGATACGGTGAATGTCGCAGATCTGAAGGCGATCATCGAACGCGGCAAGAGTATCGGTCCACTCGAACCTCTTGCGCTAACCATAAAGAAATTCCTGGCGAGCGAAGGAAAGACAACTGAGGACCTGCAGGAAGTCCTTTCTCACGCGATGGCGGCCGGCCGGTCGGCCAATGCGCGCAAGGAACTCACTAAAATCTACCTTTCCGACACGGTTAATGAAGAAGCGGTGGACGCGCTAGAAGACTCCGGAGTCTTTACGCGGGCTGAGCGGCGTTCTGCTGAGCGCGCCCGAAACCATGTGGATGCTGCATTTGGCGCAGGTAAGCTCCTACCCACCGATCGTGAGGTTGCATTTTCGGTGGCGATGAACGATGTGGCGCAGTTTGATAGGTGGATCGAAACGCGTCCGGCGCGCGACCTGTTCAACGCGCGCGGCCTGGGCGGCACAGTTGAGTTCTCAAACGTCCAGGAGGAAATCGCCCAGCGCTCGCAAGCCTTGATGAGCGAGCGGAAACTTCCCAACCTTGCCAAGGCGACGGAAGTGTTGCTGAGCGAGGATCGCGATCTCTACAGCCGCTACCGGCATGCACAGCCGCAAGCTGCGGCTCCAGCGAAATAACGAAAGGCCGGGATTCGGGGTTTGGGGTCGGGGATTAGCCCTAGCCCCTAGCCCCTAGCCCCTAACCCCCGATTGGAGGTTTTAAATGTTTAACAATTTTTCGCGCACGGTGAGGATGAAGCAAAACAAGCGCATCTTCAAGTACTCAGCCCTGGTCAGCGACGCCGGCGACAGCAGTCAGCAGAATGTTTATGCCGACCTGCCTGCCGGGGCAAACGCCGCAGGCTTCATGGGCTTCCTGAACGATCAGCATTTCATCGAGCCGGGCGGCCTCTACTTTGTGCCGCAGGGCACGCCCCCCGAAACGGTGACGGGTACCGTGCCGTCCACTTACAGCCTGGCAGGGCGTAACGCCACCATCGTCACAGCCGGGGATCACTTCGCGATCGCCGCTGCGGCCGGGATCAACGAAGGCGACCTATTGGTGATTGCCGATAGCTACGGGCGCTTGAACAGCATTGTGGGCGCGGGCATCCAGGCGGGCACCACGGCAAACGTGGTGGCTAAAGCCTTGACCCCCTCCGCCGAAGCCGATGACATCATCCGCATCAAGGTCATCGATATGCCGGTGAAGCAGTAAGAACCGGGGGTCGGGATACGGGATGCGGGGTTCGGGTTTTCCCGAGTCCCTAACTCCGAGTCCCGAATCCCGCTCTTTTATGACGCTAGCCTTTGGGCGGATTTGGCGATGTTGGAGCGTCCAGGCCCCATCGCCATTGAGCGTTAGAAGTTGCTGGTAGCACGGGCACTATTGCCTGTGATTGGACACAGCCAGGAGTGGCTGTGCTACCACGCGACACCTGGCAATCTAGTGGGTGAAACATGCCTGACGTATCCATGGCCTATTTCGACCAGGCGCTGAACAATGTTTCGATTGGTTATGACAACCTTGACTTTGTCTCGCCTCTGATCGCTCCCTTCCTTCCCGTCGACGAACCTTCCGGCGCTATCTATGCTTGGGGCCAGGAAGTCTTTGACCTGGAAGAAACCGCCCGCGCTCCCAAATCGGAAGCGAGCGAGGTAGCATCTTACTCGCTGAACGCTTTCCGCTTCTGGTGCCAGGGCCAAGCCAAGAAAGACGTGATTTCCGATGAGCAGCGCAAAATGCTTTCCGCCCTGCCCGTGAACCTGGATTTTACGACGACGAAAAACCTGAACGCCAAGCTCCGTCTGCGCATGGAATACGACTGGCAGGCGATGCTCAAGGCGCAATGCCCCGGCACGACGCTGGCCGGCACGGGGCAATGGAGCGACTTCCAGAACTCTGATCCCCAGGCAGCCGTGGAAGCGCAAAAGCAGAACATTCTGCAGGCCACCGGGAAGTTGCCGGAGTTCTTCCTGGTGTCGTACCCAGTTCACGCCAAGCTGTCCATCCATCCCGTGCTGAAAGACATTGTGAAATTCGGCGGCGGGTCCATTCCTTTCGATGGGATTCTCACCAATGAACAGCTTGCCAAGGCGTTTAAGGTAAATCGCTACATCGTCGCTTCCGCGCTTGTCAACACAGCGAATGAAGGGCAGTCCCCCACCAAGCAGTTTATCTGGGGCAAGGATGCGCTGCTCGGCTACTCGCCCGTGGAATTCAACCAACTCGATCCGCGCCTGGCAGCCACGCCGCGCTGGAGCTTTGGCTTCCCCGACGCCCAGGGCGTCCTGACCAAGCGCTGGAGGGAAGAGAGCCGCACCGCCGACGTGATCGAAGTCCAGATGTGGTACGACAAAACGCTGTTCGTTCCGGCCGCTGGTTTTTATTTTTCCAACGCGTCGGCGTAGCGTTCAGCTGTCAGCGGTCAGTTTAAGGCTCTGGCTGACCGCTGACGGCATCTTCTGTGAGGAGCTAAAACAATGGCGCAATACCAAGTTTTGAAACCTATCGAGAAGAACTGCGTTCACTACGTTCCCAAGGGGCACAAAGGCCCCAAAACAGTCTTGAGCATGAGCCACGGCAAGCCGATTCCTGTGGACGCGTCGGGCACGATCGAGCTAACCGATGATGAAGCCCTGGAGATGACGGGCGGCCAGATCCCGATGGTCAAAGGGCGCCCTGAAGCGTACTGGCGTATCCGCGACAAGCGGGTAGCGGAAGAAGCGGCTGAGGCCAAGGCAATCGCCGATGCCGAAGCGGCAGAGAAAGAGGAATTCGAGCAGTGGAAGGCCGCGAAGACGAAGGCGGCGAAGAAGAAGTAGGCGGTAGCACAGGCACTCTTGCCTGTGATCCAACACAGCCATGAGTGGCTGTGCTACTAGGAGGTTTTACATGGCAGCAGCAATTGGAGCTAGTACGACCGTTTTTACCTTTCGTGATGACCGTTCGCGGTTGGTTCGTCGCGTGCGCCTGGATATTACCGGCCTCGCCAATGGCGCAAACCAGGTGGCGCATGGCCTGGTGATTCCGGGTACCACCACCGCGGCGACGCCGAAAGAAGAAAACGTCCTTTTGACTTCCATCGTCGCGGTCCACCGCACGCAAGCCGCGGACGCCACAAATCTGTATTACACCGTCGATTCCGGCGCTGGCACAACGATCAGTGTATACGTCACGGTCTGAAGAACTGGGATTAGGGGCTAGGGATTAGGGGCTGGGAAAACCAAGCCCCAAAGCCCGATCCCCGAATCCCGAATCCCGAGCTTTTATGTCTTCTTCCAACACAATTCCGGTTACGTCACCATCCGCGGGGTTTGCCGCGTTCTCCGTGGAGCACGGTCTGCCGAGCCCTCCCACCTCCGTTCAAATCACCATGACGGGGCCGGGAGTGATATGGCTGAATAATGCTCAGCCTCCCGATGGGATGTACATCTATCTGGGTGCAAGCGACGCGGGCTTGACAGCCAATATCTACGCCGCCTGTATTGCGCCTCCCTCGACGGGTTATGCGGCCTACACCACGCTGGGGGCGCTGGCGCAGATGTTCCCCGCCTGGACGCGTGGAGCGGCTAACCAACTACCCACCGACGCGGAAGCGCAGCTCATCATCAACGATGTGGCGTCGCGCATCAACGCCGTCATCGGGCGGCGATTCCGTGAAGCAATGAGCGCTGCCGGGTTCTCCAGCGTTATGGCCTTCTCTGCTTCATTTTCAACCGATGCGCTGGGGTTCCTTGAGCAACTTAACCGCTGGGGAGCGGCAATAGAGTTAGCGGAGATCTTCGCGACTTACGGTAACGGCGCCGCAGCTAAGCAGGGCGCGCGCTATGCCACGCGCTTCCAGGCGGACTACAACGAGCTGAACGGAGAGGACGCAAGCGGGAAGCCTAAGCCTGATGGCGGCGACTTTGACTACCTCTTTGATCCCCAGGCTAAGACGCCCACGCCGCGCGCCACAATGTGGGGAATTGCCGGTGGAGACCAGCCGCACCAGACGCTGGAAGAAGAGGGAATGCACTCGAAGTTCGGGCGCGATGATCCGAGAGGGACGTAGGCAGTAGGCACTAGCTGAAAGCTGAGAGCTGATCGTTGATGGCAGATTCTGGACTCAATTTCGGGTTGAACGTCTACGGCGAAGAGCAGCTCCGCTTCGCTCTGCGCGAGATCCCAATTCGCGACTGGACGGAGTGGTGGCCGGCCGCCATCGGCATTATCAAGAATATTCTCCGCGCGCGGTTTGTGGCCCAGGGCGACCGGCCTCCTACTGGTGAGTGGGCGCCGCTTTCGGAAGAGTACGCCAAGCGCAAAGAGAAGAAGTATCCCGGCGCGCCAATTTTGCAGGCTCGTGGCGACCTTTACGATTCACTGGTTTCCGAGTCCGAGCATACGATCAAGGAGCTTGAGGCCACGCGCATGGCGTTCGGCACGGACCTCGCCTATGCCCGTTACCTGCATGACGGCTGGCTTCCGAGTCATTACGGCAGCGGCGGCCGGTTGGGTGCGGCCGTTGAGCATCTGTTTGGCGTGCGCAGCATTGAGAGCCGCGCCTGGCATCCGGACGTGAAAGTGGCCGCCCGGAAGATTTTCGCCTTCATGGTCCCGGAAGATACGCGCAGCCTGCAGCGCAGCGCCATCCGCTGGGCTGCCACCAAGGAACGCAAGCTGGGCTTTCGGGTCCTCGGCTCGGGCGCCGATCCCGGAGAGGCACGCCTGGCGGGAATTGCCGGCTACGAGCAGATCAACGCGGGAATGATGCTGATCGGGCCGGGGCAGGCAGCGATAGCGCCGTAGAAGAGAGGGAACAGGTGACAGGTTACAGGTTACAGAAAAGCCGCGGTTCGCGCGCCCTTACTGTTCCCTGTTCCCTGTCACCTAAAACCTAATCATGAACACCTTGGTTCCACAGAACAATGCGCTGTACGCCGAGCCGCTGGTTGACCAGGTCATTGCGCTGCTTCAGCTCTATTTGCCTCAGGCGTTGCCAATGGCGGGGCTTGATCCGGTGAAGGACCTGCCTTTTGAATTTCACAAAGGCACAACCGAAATTACGCAGCCGGTGTGGGTGGAAGTGACGGTGGGGCCGCTGGAATTTCCCGATTCTTCGCCCCAGACCGTGCAATATACGGCTCCTATCATCGTGAAGATTTTTGTGATCGATCCCAACCCTGACCAGGGGATGCACCGGATTAATCAGTACCTGGTGGCGCTGGACCGCGTGCTGAGCACCATCGAGCCGTCTGACCTCTTGGCCTCACAGTCGATTGTGCTTCCTCCAGGGACGCCCGCGCGGCCCACGACACCTCCCGCTCCAGGGACGGTCAGTGAAGTACATCGCGCGAGCCACCGCCGTGGCCAAGGGCCACCGAGCGAAGCCGGCCCGCGCTGGGCAGGCGAAATTCAGCTTGATGTGTTTATGGAAGAGACGTAAGAACCGCGCCTCGGGATTCGGGGCTCGGGAAACGGGAGGATACAACAATGGCAATCGTAAAAGTTCGCGTTAAGGCGCATGTCCATTTGGCGGGAAAAGAGCACACGGCGGAAGAGCCGGCGCGGTTCGAGCCTGGCCAAACCATCGAGCTTGACGAGGAAACCGCCAAGGCCAGTCCCTGGGCGTTTGAAATTCAGCAGGAGAAGTAGGCGGTAGACGGTAGACGGAATACGGGGAAAGGCCCGTGTCCCGTGTCCCGAATCCCGTATCCCGTTTTGGAGGTTTTGAAATGGCTCTCGGAACTGCGACACCCACTCTGATTCACCAAGGACCCGGCTGGCTCTATCTCAACGTCTGCGCGCCGGCCAGCGGCAAGCGGCACGTCATCGGCGCGGACGGCACTCCCACCCAGCCCGCATGGGTCACGGCAACGCCCGTCACTGCCGGGCAAATGATCCTGGATTCCAACACCACTCCCAACGTCTGGGAATGCACCACGCCCGGCACTACGGGCACTCCCGCTCCTACCTGGGGAGCAACGCCGGCCATCGGCGCCACGGTCACTGACGGCACGGCGGTCTGGACTTGCGTGGCCTTGGCGCCGGCGTACCTGTTTGCGGGCGCGCTGGAAGGCGCCACGGATCTCGACATCGGCTCGAAAATGGAAGAAACCGGAGCCGACCAGGAGACGCTGCCCATCGATGTGGTAATGACCGGCGAAGTCGATTCGATCGGCGTCACCCTGAAAGAGTCGGATTGCAACAAGCTGCAGCTCCTGGTTCCCCATGGCACTTACACCGCTGGCACGGACACCACGCTTCCCACCGGCGCGCAGAATTACGAGGAAATCGCCTTTGGCGGACTCAAGCCTGTGCCCAAGTACGGCGTGCTGCTGATCTCCAAACGCAAGGACCAAACGTCCAAATTCGTGATCTCGCAGATCTACCGCGCCTACCAAGCGGATACGGTGAAATTGCCCTTCCGAAGAGGGAAAGAGACCACGTTCAAAGTAACGTTTAAGGCTATAGCTGACTTAAACAGGCCTGTCTCTGATAGGGGTGGAAAAATATATAGGCAAATTTGATTAATGGGGGCTCCGGAGAGCCCCCGCATTGCGTTGGTATGCATTGCATAGCAGTGCAGTACATCGCTTTGCTCCGCACGGCATGGCAAAGATCGAAAACGTGATGATTCTAAGACTTCCAACTCGTGACTACAAACCTTCCGAACGGCCCGTGTTTTTCCGGCCGGAAGGCCCCCACGCCGACCAGCGTGCCGGCATCGTCCAGAATCGAGTGCAGGATCTCCGGACCGGGAAACAGCCGTTCCTCGTATTCGATATGGAAGCGGGCCTTCCAATTGTTCAACCTGGGACGATGCTGCATCACGCGGCCCTTGGTGGCGGGAATCACCACAGCCCGCGAGTCGATTTGGTAAGTAGTGGTTCCCAGATCGATGTGTTCGGGGGAGATCGTTACACCTCCGCAGACGGACGGAACAGAAGACCTGCGGCCAATTTTGTGAAAGGCTGCTGCTCTACGCATGGCTCCCATCAGGTTTTCGGCGGGCAAGCACAGGTTGCCGCTCCCGTTGTTGCCGGGCATTCGGTAAGCCCCGCGCTCGGCGGTTTCCTCTTTTGTAATCCTCGCGCTAACGCGACTGCTTCTGGACTCGATCTGGTCGCGCGCCTCGTCGCTGAACCGGTGCATCAGCAGCGGCGCGGTACCGGTTATTTCAACCTCAATGCTGTGCATTTTGTATGTCTCCTTAAGGCTTTTAGGTTTTCTCTTAATTCCTTTTGCAAATCTATCATTGACGACTTGGCGAATGTATCCCCCGCGCACGCACGCTCGGCCAGGATTTCAATGCCGGTGCGGAAGAGCATGAGAGTTAATTCGTCATCGTCTGTAAAGGGGGGTTGTGTTTCCGAGGATTTTGGGTTACTTTGCGGGTCAGCTCGCATCGTGGGTACCTCCACTTTGTGGGTTAGGGGTCATTCGGTGTGCAACCACCGGGTGGCCCCGTCTTACCTGTCCACTTTCAATCAACAAAAACCAATTGTCAAGCCAATTCTGGAGGCCCTATGAGCGAGAGAGTCTTCGCCACGGCGGAAGATTTTATGCGCGCCATGCGCGAGGCATTGGAAGACGAGATGCGGCAAGGCAAGCCAGAAACAATTCCTCTTCCATCTAAAGGGCTCATAGTGAGCCTGCGGCACCCAGGCCCTGTCGGAGCGCAAACATTTTTGCGCCTCCATGATCAGGTGTGGAGTGCCTTTAAAGAGGAAAAGAATCAAAACGAAACCCTCGCGCCCGCGGAGAGAAAGTTCGACGCATCTATGGCTTATCAGGATTTCCTGGACCGCGTCTTCAGCGCCATCTTTGTTCGCCCGTCTTATGGGTCGCGGCCTGGTGAAATTGGGCTGCGCGATATCCTTCTACCCGATCTGGCATTTATCTTCCGTTGGTTGGGGGGTGAGATTGTTTCGCGGCCTGATGGCGCCGTGGACGATCTCAAGCCTTTTCCTGGAGGATCAGGAGTTGCTGAACGGGCTGGCGTGGATAGCGAGCGAGAGCCACTGCAGGCCAAGTGCACTACTGGAGCTGCGGGGAATGGCAGCATTTCGGATTGACCGAGCGGCGGCAGAAGCTCGCGGCCGTAGCCTGGACCGAGCGGTTGAGGGTGAAGAAAACGTGATCCAATGGTGAAAGTTAATCCTCAAGCAGGGAAGTCTCTTTGGCAGGCGCGATTGCGGGTGCCTGCTGATGCGTACTCAACGTGCGACGTTCTGTGTTTTCGGCAATCGTTTTGAGGTATCCCACAGCCCTGAAGAAATAGATGAAGAACATGCCCCCAAGGATTAGAAGGCCGAAACAGAAGAGAAATGCGACAGAATCACTATTGTTTTTAAGGAAACTGATGGCGTCCATGGCGATCCCCCCTAGTCCTAATCTTACCAGATTTCACCTGAAAGAGGTGTGTTGTGGGTGATTCTGTTTTAGGACTCCTTTTCACGATATCCGCTGACCCATCCTCTGCAGTTACGACGATGGATGAGTTTGAGCAGCAGTTTGGGAAGTCGGTCAACAACTTAGGGAATAAATTTGATTTGCTCCCTGACAAGATCGACCCTCCTTTAAAGGAATCTGGCCAGAAATTCGAAGAGTTTGGGGAACAGGCAGAAAAAAGCCTGATGAACTCCCATCAGTCAATACATTTGCTGGCACAGGAATTAGGAATCCACTTGCCCCGCGCCGTGGTTGGCGCCATTAGCCACATTAAGATGCTGGAGGGAGCTTTTCGTATAGCAGCCGAAGCCGGGTTAACGCTGTTTGCAATGCGCGAGATTGCGGAGGCTGTGGAAAATTGGGACAAATTCAAGGATAAAGTCACTGAGATCGTCGGCCCGATCTCGCAGGCGGAAGCAGATACGCTTCACTGGCTTGGGCTGCTGGGGGATTTCACCTCGGAGACATCGAAGAAGGCGCAGGATGAGCAGAAAGGCATAGAAAATCAACACAAGATCATCCTGGGGATGCTGGACGCGGAAGAGAAACTTAAAGAAGTTCACCTCTCCGGCGCGGCCCTAATCAAACAGCAGAACGATTATGCCATCGAGCGTGGGAAAATCGAACGCGTCAACGTCGCCGCAGAGGATCAGTACTTTATCGATCGTACGAATCGGGCGAAAGAAGAGCTTGCGCAGCAAAGACTGAACTATGCGTATGACGATGAAATCCAGGCGGCAGCGAGAAAGGCTGCACAGGATGCAAAGACTGCGCACGCTGAGAGGTTGGAAGCCATTCACAAAAAATGGGAGGCTCAGAAGCAAGTACATGAGTGGCAGGCCAAGGCGCGGGCTGAGGCAGGACAGCAACTGGCGAAAGAAGCGGCGTCACTTGCCGAAGCGGCAAAGCAGCAGCAGTTCCTCAACAAGTTGGAGTTGGACGAGGTTAATCTCCTCATCGAGCTGAACGGCCAGTTCTCGCGCTTGGAAACGGTTGGGCGTCAATCGCAGCTTGGGCCTCAGATTGAGGTAGAAGCTACGGCCACCAAGCACCTTAGCGATGCGCGTAAGACGTTGATTGCCATCACCCAGGACGCCACCCGAATATCGGGAAGCTGGTCGGAGGCTTTAGAGCGGGAAAAAGAGGCGATTGCTGACAACATGAGCGCCGAACTCGAAAGCATCGCGACGACGGCGGCTGGAATTATCGGCGGGAGAAAGGCTGTGGCCGCCGTGGAGGGCGCGTACGATGCGGCAAAGGCGATTGAATTTGCCGCACAGTTTATAGGGAGCTGGGGAACTGATGTGGCGGCGGGACTTGCCGCCGTGAAATATGGATTGGCGGCTGAGCAGATGTTTGCAGTCGCGGGTAGCAGCGGCGGTAGCCATGGCGATTATGGCGGTGGTTCAGGTGGTGGTGGAGGCAATAATTCGCGCTATGGCGGTGGGTCCGGTAGTGGCGCCGCCACTCCTGGCGGCGGATCTGGCGGCGGCGCGGGAATGCCTGGGTCAGGCAACGAAATCCATCTTCACCTGGAGGGCCCGGGGTGGACCCAGGACAGCGTTGTTCAACTGATGGCTCAGATGAGCACGCTTGCCAAAAACGGCCAGGGAGTGTTGACCTCCTCAAACTCCTGGTATAGCGGGGAAAAACTCGGATGAGCGTCGGGACGCGGGATACGGGACTCGGGACGCGGGAAGAGCTTCGCAACGCTGAAGTGGTGCGCTGGTTGCCCCTGGTCCACAAGATTGCCAACCGCTTCTTCCACTCCGGGCGCCCCCTCTACGGCATGGACCGTAACGACCTTTTCCAAATCGGTGTGCTGGGCCTCATCAAGGCAGTGGAAAGCTCTGACAGCGGGAAAAGCATTACCTGTTTGAGCTACTACACCAAGGCAATTTACTGGGAGATGAACGGCGCGTGCGTCAATGCCAGCCACTCCGGCTACACCGACCGGATTGAGTATACGGAAATCACTGAAGAGATGCATCCCAGCGCCAACCCGGAAGATCGCCTGGTGGCGGAATTGTCGATCGATTTCCTTCTTTGTATCCTGGGGCGTTTGGAGCAACTGGTGATAAGAGGAATGCTTCAAGAGCTGCTTGATTCGCAACTAGCAAAGGATCTGGCCCTTTATCCCACGTCGATAAAACGCATCCGGAAGCGCGCCTTGGCAAAGATGCGGTGCGCGGCTTTTCCCGAGTCCCGAATTCCGTATCCCGAATCCCGTACCCCGGTCGCTCAATGGTCCCTTTAACCACTAACTGGCAAAACGCGGCCGCTGGCGCTCTGAAGCCCCGCCACCTGGTTACCATCCAAAATCCCGATGGCTCGACGCTGATTCAGGTCTCAAAGGAGGTTTACGATCCCACCGCGCCCGCCACTTGCGTGAATCATTGGATTAACGATATGAGCGGCGGAGGAACCAAGGGCGACATTCTGAGCGGCAATGGTTCGAATAACGCGCTCAGCGTGGGCGTTCTCGACAAGAACCTGGCCATCACCAACCTGTTGGAATCCCACACACTGGAAGGTCTGACGGCCACTGTGACCACCGGCTTCCCGGGCCTTGCGCTGGCGGATTTTGCGCCTTTCGGGACCTACGTCATCGATGGTTTCAAGACCGACAAATCGAACCTGCGATACACCCTCAACTTTCGCGATCCCGGCCTAAAGATGCAAAATTTGGTTTACCTGCTGGGCGACGATGGCTGGCAGACGTCGAGCGATAACCCATACACGCTGGAAGGCAGTCCCATGGCCATCCTGCTCGATGTGCTGCAAAACCAGCTAGGGTTGCCGGCAGGCAGCATCAACACTACTGCCATTGCTAACTATCAAAACAACCTTTTCGCCCCATTGACGATGCGGTTTTCGTTGACGCAATCGCCGCAGGCGCTGGCATTTTTGCGGCAGGAAATCTTTTCCCCACTGGCCGGGTATGGCTTCTGGAATTACGCCGGCCAGTACACGCCCTACTATCCGCTGCCATTGGGCGCGCCGGCCGCTCCGTTTGTGCTGAACACTCGCAACATCCTTTCGCCGATCCCCACGCTCGATCAGGGGCCGTTCGTGGCCAGCCTGCTGACGATGATGGATTACGACGGCCAGAACTACCCTACGAGTGTTGGTAATGCCTACGGCCCGGCCGAGACCGCGTATGGCCTGCAGGACCTCACCACCAAGCAGTCGAGAGGACTCAAGAGCGCTGATGGCGGCGTGCTTTTCGCCATGCTGGCGCAGCAGGCTATGTTCCGGCGCTACGGGATGAAGCCCTGGGTGTTGACGGTTCGTTGCCCATGGAACTGCATGGCGCCTGAAATTGGCGATCGCGTGGCAGTGACCCATCCCTACATCCCGGCCAAGGGCGGCGGCATGGGCCTGGTGAACCACTGGTTTGAGGTAACCGGAAAAACCCCGGACTGGTCCAAGGGTGAGTTCGCGTACGAGTTGCTCGACGTGAACTGGATGAATACCACGCCGCTGGTGATCGCTCCGGACGGCACGCCCGCGTGGGCAAGCGCATCGGCCGCGCAGCAAGCGGAGTATGGCTTCGTGGACGAAGGGCAATTGGTGTATTGAGGTTTCAGGTGACAGGGGACAGGTGACAGAACTGCCCCCAGCCCCTATAACCTGTGACCTGTAATCTGTGAGCTGAAAATGTCTTATCTCCAAAAAATCGTTTACCCTAGCCAGACATTGTGGACGCCTTCCGGTATGGCGGCGCGCTATGACGCCAGCGCTTTGACCGGCATTGCGGGCGGCGGCAGTGTGGCTGCATGGCCGGACATCAGTGGTAACGGGTTCAACCTGGCCGCGACGGGCACTTCACCGCTCTACCGGACAAATCAGTTCAGCGGCCTTCCCGCCGTGCAGTTCAATCGGACCGGGATGCTGTGGCTGAATACTGCCGGGCTTTCCCTTTCGAATCCCGCAACCCTGTTTGTGGTGGCCACGCGCAGCACTGGCGGCGGCGGCTTCGACTATATCGTCGGCGACTACTCCAGCGGGGTGGGCAGCAACATGCTGATGGTGAACCCATCGCCAACGGTTTATTGGTTCCAGGGAAACTATGGCTGCACCGGCACGCTCTCGTCGCCTGCCGCTCTCAATGTATATGGCGCAGTTTCGAACGGCGTATCCAGCCTATTGAGGCTGAATGGGAATCAGTTCACCGGCAATGCCGGATCATCCAGCACCACTGGCATTATCCTGGGTGGAAATCAGAGCGCGGGGGCAACATACAACGGCTTGTTAGGCGAAGCGATCCTATATCCCTCTCAGCTTTCCACCGCCAACCTGCAGAATAACGAGGGCTACCTCGCCTGGAAGTGGGGATCACAGGCGCTCCTTCCTTCTGGTCATCCCTGGGCGGGAGGGCCGCCGAGCGTGGGAACTCCACCCTCCGTTCTTCCGTTTGTCTATCCCGCCCGCAACCAGGACCCGTACATTCCTGACGAAAAGGGTGAAACCGACTATAGCAGCTACGGTGACGACCAGACGGTTCTGGAGCGCATTGACCATTTTATTGAGTTTGACATGCCCCTGATCACGTTGGGCGCCGATACCGCCAACTGGGAAGCTTTTCTGGAGTATGCCGCGACGGGTGGCCACTTTGATTACTACCCTGACCTGGCCTCGTCCAGCTACACCACCTGCCACCTGATGTCTAAGGGCAATCGCGTTGCGCACAAATATCCCGGTATGAACAAGCTGAACCAGACGATCCGATTCCGGAAGGTGATTTCGTAATGAAGCTATCAGCAATCAGCTATCAGCGGTCAGCAAGAGCCGTAGCTGAAAGCTGATCGCTGACAGCATCTTTTGTTATGAGCTTAACTTATTCCCAAACTCCCGGCCTCGTCTCCCAGCCCGCATCGGCGCTGGCAGCGGGCAATGTGCTTTCCAGCCTGCCGCTTTCGGTCGTTCAGACGGACGCCGACTTTGCCAATGTCGCGGTGGAAGTCTCGTACCAGGAGCTTTACGATGGCAACGCGCTGACGCTGCCCACCTCGCTTGTTGATGATTATGAGTTCTCTGCAACGGAGTGTATTTGCCACTGGGAGCGGAAGTCTACCGTATCGAGTTTGGGCGGCCTTCCCGCGGCTTCTGGCGGTGTCCTGGAAATGGCCGACTGGGTCGACCCCGTCAATCAGAAGGCGTCGATCTATACGCCGTACATGGTTCAAGGTGGCGACACCACGCCCACTAACGATGGCATTCTGGCCGTTTGGACGTTTGGGATTCGCGGCCGTGGGCTGATCTCGATTCCTTCCGGACTCTCTTTTGCCTATCAGGCGGAATCGGCCTTTGCCAAGGGTCAGCCGCTAACGCAGAGTTTGTTGCGGTCGCTTAGTGCCAGCGCGCAGGCCGCTGCTGTGCGCTGTGAGGTGTTTACCGACACAGGGCAGGGAGTGAATTGGAGGGCGGGTTGGACTCCCACAGTCTACGGCTATGCCAAACCCTCATGGGCGCGGGCGAACGGTTGCTGCTACCAGGCAACCGAAGTGATCGGCCCCACTGGCGCGAATGAGCCCACTTGGCCCACGAATATTGGCGCCGGCGTCGTGGATGGCGGAGTCATCTGGGTCTGCGTTAGCCGCGGGTTTTCGAACGGTCAGCAGTTCTCCATGCCCACGTCGCCTGTCGATGGCCACGTTTATACCAGCGCGGAGATGGTCTGCTGCCTCACTTCCTGGATAACCACGGGCAAAGCGGATCTGAGCGGTCCTTCCGGCAAGGGCCGGATCCAGCGGCTGCAAAAATCCGCGCCTGGTGGCCTTGTTTCGACGGCGGTCACCTATTGGGACGGCAGTAATCAAAATGTGACGAATGACGGGGTGGTTCACTGCGTTGGGATCTTCCAGCGGGCGCTGCCGTCCTACCCCACCACTCCGCCTCCATACAACGTCTTCGACGGCGACGAGTTTATGAGCGGCGCTGGGCTCTGCAACACCCAGGCTGGCCAGACAAAAAACAACGGGCAATTGCTCGCCGACAACGTCAACAACGCGGCCCTGCGGCCGGAGGTATTCTGGAACACGGGCAAGACCAACAGCCAAGCGGTTCCTGTTCCCACGAGCTTTGGCGGCCATGTCTATGCGCGCAGCGAGTGTATGGAGGTGTACGAGCTTGCTGACACGGGCGCTGTCGCGGCCGGTACGGACTTCGCTTTGCGCCTCTTTACGACTCTGATCGATCCCGCCACTGGCCAGCTTACCCTGCGCGTCGACTACTACCAGGGCGGCGCTCCTATCTACACCAACAACGGCGTCTTGGACGTCGCGACGGTGGCGAGGCTGGGCGAAAACGTCGACCTGGGAGAAATCGCTATCATCGGCCTGGGTGGATCCCCGGGCGTTGCCCCGCCCAACGTGAACGGGATTGATAACGGCTCATTCGATGTCTGGACGAATTTGCTGATTGCCAACGGGCAGGCGGTTGCCCACTACGTCAATGGCGCGTTCAGTTTGGCAGGCTGGGATGAGTCGGATAACACGGTCGACGGTTACGTCACTCAGCAGCCGGGGATCGATTCCCAGTACAGTGTGGGCCTGAATGTCGGCAACAATCACACCGCGGCCAATAATCAGTGGGTTGCCATCAAGTCGCGCGCTATCCCGGTGAATCCGGGGGACCTCTATTCGTGGAGCATCCTTGCGGCCGCATCGGCATTTAATCAGTCGAGCGGCTGGCTGCTGGGCTTGCTGGGGCTGTTCTACTCGGTGGGCACTCCCACTGCCATCACGTCGGGCTTCATCGTTCGGTTGCACTTCCAGGACAACAATTTTTCCAATGATGTTTACGCCGACCTGATCCCCAACCAGGGTCTGGCCGGATCTCCGGCCACTAAATTCGGGTTTCAGTTCACCATGCCCCAGGCCGGCGACACGGTGGTCCAGACGCAAAAGGGCCCGATCAGCGTCGCGGGCGGCACTATCCCCGCAAATTTCACCTACGTCCGCTTGGAGTTGTGGAATTGGAAGCCGAACATCACGAGCACGATCATCTGCGATGACTGTAAGCTGCTGGATATTCAGACCTCGGTGGACGCGGTTTCCCCGGTGAACACCGCTCAGAGCCTGGACGTCAACGCCACGCTCTCCCAGAGCGGCACCAGCACGCTGATCGATGTGGCGGCCAGCACGCTCTCCACACCTTACCAAGGGGTTAACTATGGCATCGGATCGGTGGATCCAAGCTCTTATGGAACGTTTTACATTTACGCTGACGACCCCAAATTCACAGGTGGGTCGGTGACCTATCAGGCTACCAAGGTTAAGTCGGATCTGACCGCCGCGCCCGGCCGCGTGCGCTTCGGAAGCATCATGACAATCCCTGCTGGTGGCGGCTCTGGCGGCGGTGGTGGGGAGGGCGGAACGGTATTGGTGATTGAAGACCAGAACGTGCCTGATGGCACGCATGGAGTCGCCTATTCGTATCAGTTGACCGCTTATGGGGGCGTGACCCCGTACACCTGGTCGGTTCCGTCCGGCAGTATCCCCCCAGGTCTCTTAGTCTCCAGTGGAGGGTTGATCAGCGGCACTCCGTCCAGCTCCGGCGATTACTCCTTTACGGTGAAGGTTACGGATTCCAGCTCGCCGGCGCAAGTAGCAACGCAGCTTTTAACTCTGTCGGTTTACTAGGAGCATCATGGCTGACCACACACCCGATTTGATTCGTGACGCGCAAGGTAATCCGGAGATCACGCACTTGGCGGCCGGAGCGTTCAGCGTGCGAGCCCGCTGCTGTAACGATCCGCGCACAGAGTCGGTGCTGATGTTCTATGTGACCCAGAGAACCACCACCGATACTATGGCGGCCGACAAAGCCGCTCACTTGGCGAAAGTGCAGGCGCTGCACATAGCCCTGCTGGCCGCCCCAGACGCGCTGAAGTAATGCATTTTCGGGAACTGTGAATGTTGAATCTTGAATCGATTTTTCGTCGCCCTTCGGAATCCGGAATTGTGAATCCGGTATCGTCCGTGGGGCAACCCCGGCGCAGGAACGCCGGGGCCAATCGGAGTGGATTCCTCCAAAAGTCCCGATCACTCGGGATGCCCTCAGCTTATTTATCGGCGCTGAGGATGAAATGCTTGAGTCCGGAATTCAGAGTCCCGAATTCGGAATCTCCCTGGAGGCCTTTTATGTTGAGATCACCGCTTGCCTGGACAGGCGGAAAATCCCTTTTGCGAGGCGAGATTGTCAGCCGTATCCCGCCTCACACCACCTATGTGGAAGTCTTTGCCGGCGCTGCCTGGGTTCTACTCGGCAAGCCTGCCGATGGCTCGAAGTCTGAGGTGTTGAATGACCGCGATGGTGAGCTGGTGAACTTCTGGCGTGTGCTGAAGCACTGCCCTGCCGAATTTACGGAGCGCGCGGCGCTGGCTCTCGCCTCGCGCGAACTATGGAATGAGTGGGCAACTGTGCTTCGGAATCCTGAATCCGGAATCCGGGATCTTCGCGGACCGCAGCTTGACGAGATTGACCGCGCCGTGCGCTTTTACGTGGTGATTAAGTGTGGGTTTGCCGCTCAGCGCATGCCTACCGCCTTTGCTGCACATTCAGCGCGCCGGCCGACAATGCGCTGGATCGATTTGCGTGAAGAGGTTGGAGCAATCGTCGCGCGCTTGCGCCAGGTCTGGATTGAGCACCTTGACTGGCGTGAGTGCCTGGCTAAGTACGATGCGCAAGGCACGTTTTTTACGCTGATCCGCCCTACCGCTGTGCCGGCTCAAAAGCCTACCTGCACAAATTTGCTGATGCCGACCACGAGGCCCTGGCCAAGGCCCTACTTGAGTTGAAAGGCAAATGGTTGCTGAGCTATAACGATGACCCGTGGCTAGCAGCTCTCTACGCGCGGAAGGGAATCAAGATTGAGCGCCGCGAGGTCACTTACACGGTAGCCGCGGCCAAGCCCCAAGAAGTGCGGGAGCTGCTGGTGCGCAACTACGACCTGCCGCATGGTCATCGCAGGAAGCAGGCTGCCTGAGTTCCACATCGGTTCGTGCCTCGATCTCAGAGCCCAAGTGGTATGTCAGGCCGCTAGATTTTGGTTTGATTTGAGTTTTAGCCGCTTTTCGTATTAGGCGGCGGAGAGTTCTGTAAAGGCTTTGGATAACGACGCTCGGCGTGGCTCTGATTCCATCCACGCGAGCGTCGTTTTGTCGCTTATAATGGTTTGTACCCATGAACCCTGCACATATCGCGCGATTCGCTCGCCCTACTCATGATCCGCGCACTGGTCGTACCCGCGATCCGCGCGCTTCTAC